AATTGGTCTGGTGGCCCACAAATAATACTTGATTCGGATAGAGTAGTTATCAATGCTAAGAAAGATAAGGCCTTCTTAATATCAGCGGTTGAAACTGTGACTACTGGTAAAAAAGTATTATTTCAATCTGATAGACATAAAGTTGATTTAGATGACTTAATGGATTATATTAATGATATGTGTAAGGAGATGTTTAATTGGGCAACTGGCCAGAAACAATTTTCAACTTCTATGGGGCCTACATTAACAGCAACTAATATGGGCGAAGTAACTACATTGCACAAATCTACATTTCCCCAGAAATTTAAAATGCCATAGTTATATATTTATTAATAAAAAGTTTAATAGTGTCATGACTAAACAAGAGATTCAAATAATTGCCAAGATAGTACAAAAAATTGTACAAGTTGAAGTGGCAAAATCACAGAAAAAATTACTTTCAGAAATTGCTACGCTGAAAAATTCTCAGCCAGTATTGACTGAAAAAACAATTAAAAATAAAGTGGTATCTGATAATTCAAGAGCACCACTGTCGTTGGATGTAATTAGAGAAATGGTTGGAAGTTCAATAATTCCAGGCGAATTTGATTCATACGATGATGATTTACCGCCGACTGTTAATCATAGCGATCCAACAAATGTATTCATGAAAGATTATTCGGCAACATTGAAAAAAATGGAAGAGGCTACCAACCCATTTAGAAATAGTTTATAGTTAGGTAAGTATGAATCTATATAACACATATAAAAAAATAAAAACTGAAAGTTTACTTTTAGAAGCCTTACCACTTTCAAAGGCAAAGGAACTGGCATCTATCAAACGCAATCCAAACATTGAAGAATGTTTAAATTTAATTTTTGATAAGTTAAAAAATTCTACCAAAACTCAATCATCCAAAAGAGGCGATAGAATTTATATACCATTCAATCAAAGTTCTGAAAGTAATTTTCAATATGATACTGAAATTGTAAACTATTTAGAATCAAATGGTTACACGGTAAAAGATTATAAAACTGGAATTTGCACTGATAAATATGATAGAGAATTAAAGATAGGAAAAGTACTTTCAAAACTTGGTAATCAAGACTTATTACAAAAATTCAATACTGATAAAGGAAGAGAATCCAAAAACAATGTAAATTCATTCATGGTATTTTCTAAACATTCATATGATATTGGTGGAGCTAGTACTGATAGAGGATGGAATTCATGTATGAATCTTTTTACTGGATCTAATAGAAAATATATATTAGAAGATGTTAAAGAAGGTTCATTCATAGTATATTTAATATCTTCAAATGACATGAACATACAAAAACCAATAGCAAGAATATTGGTAAAACCTTATGTAAATGTCAATGATGAAAATGATGTATTATATTCACCTACTCAAAAAGTTTACGGAACAGCTCCAGATAATTTCTTGGAGTCTGTTAATAAAATATTGGGAAATATACAGAAAGAAAAAGTTGGTATGTTTAGGTTTGTAAAAACTTTGTATAGTGATGGTACTTCTGATCAAGACAGAATAACTAAACTAAAGCCACCAGATAATACTAAAGAATCAATCGAAGAATTTTGTATTAAGGTTTTTAAGCATCCAACAAAAGATGGGGTGTTGTGGTCAGTCAATGATAATCTCGAAGTTGATATTGATGGAGACATCGAAACTCAATATTATTCAATAGTACAAGATGGTAAGTTTCTTATAAAATTTGGCACAGTTTTTGGGGATTTTGATTGTACGGACAGTAAACTAACAACCTTAGATGGAGCCCCAAAAGAAGTTGCTGGAAGTTTTATATGTTCAATTAATAAATTAACCTCACTTGAATATGGACCAAGACGCGTCGGGCAGAATTATAGGTGTGCATACAACCAACTAAAAAGCCTTAAAGGGGCTCCGAAAGAAATTCCTTTCAGTTTTGGTTGTTCTCACAACAATTTAGATTCATTAGAAGACGGCCCCAAATATGTTGGGATATCATACACATGTAATAATAATAAGTTGACTACATTAAAAGGTGCTCCATCTAAAATTAAAAATATATTTTCTTGTAGAGATAATTCATTACAAACATTAGATGGGGGGCCTACCGAAGTAGGAAAAGATTTTGACTGTTCTAGTAATATGTTAACGTCATTAAATAGTGCCCCAAAAAAGTTAGGTGGCAATTTTGTATGTAAAGGTAATTACAATGTGCAACGCGATGAAGTGGAAGCATATTTAAAATCAATTGGAAAATAATAAATAGTGAGTATAAAACGATATAGCAATGATTATAATAAAGAAAATGGTACACTTGGTATAAAAATACCTACAAACGTATCAATTTCAAACAATCAATCTGGTGTATTTGATATGTCATATACAACCGAAGAGCAGGCCGTTAGCAATTATATTAATTTATTATTGACTAACCCTGGAGAAAGGTTCATGCACCCCGATTTTGGAGTAGGGTTATATCTGTATTTGTTTGAACAAAATACTACATTAATTCAAACAGATTTAACTGATTCAATTAATGCCCAATGTGAGATGTGGTTGCCATATATTTTCAACCATCAAATTAATGTTACAAACGAAAGTAATACATCGGATATTGATAACCATTTTTTAAAATTGAATATTGTATTTTCAGTGACAGAATTTGGTGCAAACAAAGAATTATCATTTTTTGGAGACCCATCAGGTGTAATTCATTATAATATAACTTAATAACATTATGACAAATAGAGAAATAAAATATTCGAATAAAGATTTTGGAGAATTACGTAATTTATTAATTAATCACGCCAAGAATTATTTTCCAAATACATATGCCGATTTCAATGAATCTTCGATTGGAATGATGTTTATAGAAATGGCGGCTATGGTGGGTGATGTATTATCTTATTATAATGATATACAATTACAAGAATCATTTTTATATACTGTTAATGAGAAGATAAATTTATATAATTTAGCCCAGGGATTGGGGTATAAACCAAAAACTATTACTCCTTCACAAGTTGATTTAGATGTGTATCAATTATTGCCCAGCTTAGGAGAAGGGGATAATACCATTCCAGACTTTAACTACGCATTAACAATTAAAGAAAACATGCAAGTATCTACTAAAGACGGCGTAGCTTTTCACACAACCAATCCACTCGATTTTAGATATTCATCTAGTTTTGACCCAACCGAAGTGACTGTATATAGTGTCAATAATGATGGGTCAATTGAATATTATTTATTAAAAAAAACAGTAAAGGCAGTAGCAGGGCGATTAGTAACACACGAATATTCATTTACTGATGCTAAAATATATGATAAAATAGTATTACCAGATGAAAATATATCAGAAATAATTTCTGTTGTTGATGCGGATAATGATATATGGTATGAAGTTCCATATCTAGCACAAGATTTAGTTCCAATATCTGTTAGGAACATTCCATACAATGACCCAGTATTATCCCAATATAGGACGGCGGTACCTTATTTGCTGTGTTATAAACAAACAGAAAAACGTTTTGTCACTCGATTACGAAAAGATGATAAGACAGAAATACAATTTGGGGCAGGATTGAGTGGTGAGGCTGATGAAGAAATAGTACCAAATCCATATAATGTAGCAATTGGATTGGATTATTTTAGAAGAGCGGATGATATTAGTATAGACCCTATGAATTTTTTATATACTAAAACATACGGTAGAGCACCATCAGATACCACATTAACAATAACATATACATTATCAAATGGATTACGTGATAATGTTAAATCTGATTCATTAACTAATATTGACCAAATTATAATTGAAAATTTATATGATACAGTTAATGAGTCTGTATTGGATTCAGTAAAAAATTCAGTTACTTGCAATAACCCATATGCTGCATATGGGGGGTCAAATAAAATTCCATTGGATGTTATCAGAGAAGAAGCTATGGCTAATTTTGCAGCTCAAAATAGAGCAGTAACAAAAGATGATTATATTTTACGTTGTTATACATTGCCGGCAAAATATGGGTCAATTGCCAAGGCGTATGTTGAACAAGACACACAAATATCAAACTGGAATGATACTGAGCAGCTACCTAATCCATTTAGTTTAAACCTCTATACACTTTCATATGATGTTAATAAAAATTTTGTACCTACAAATGAAGCAATTAAAGAGAATTTACGCCAATACCTACGTCAATATAGATTAATGACTGATTCTATTAATTTAAAAGACCCTTATATTATTAATATTGGCATTGAATTTGAAATAGTAACCCGACCTTCATATAATAGTTATGAAGTAATTCTTAAAGCTGTTAACCGTTTAAGAGAGTTATTTGCACCCGAAAAAATGGAGATTGGTGCACCGATTATATTAAGTTCGATATATACTGAATTAGATAAAATTGATGGTGTACAAACAGTTCATAAAGTAGATATCATTAATTATTATGATAAGAATAAAGGGTATTCAGGTAACATTTATGATATAGAAACCGCTAAAAGAAATGGTGTGATATATCCATCCATGGATGCTTGTATTTTTGAAGTAAAATACCCAACACAAGATATTAGAGGAAGAGTAATAGATATTTAATATAAAGAGGAATAAATGTTTAAAATATTATACCCAACACAAGATTCTACGATATATGAAAAATATCCAGAAAGAAATACAGGTATCGATCAAATTTTAGAATTGACGAAACATGCCGAAGGTGAGTATGCCCCAGATATCGATTCTATTTTCACACAATGGGAAACGACATATAATTCGAGAATATTATTAAAATTTCCAATACCGACAAATATTGATATTGATAAATGTTATCTTAGATTGATATCAACCGAAGCAACATCATTGCCAATCAATTATACAATAATTGCTCATCCATTAATCGAATCTTGGTCAAATGGAAATGGTAATTACAACGACTATCCACAAATTACAAATGGGGTAAGTTGGAAATATAAGAGTAGTTTATTGACAAATGACATGTGGTTATTAGCATCGGCATCATTTTGGACTTCAGTAACAGGTGGAGGTTCTTGGAATGATACATATATAGCAACACAATCATTTGATTATGAATCGGCTGATATACGTATGGATGTCACTGATATCGTTAGATTATGGGTTAGTGGAACAATTGAAAATCATGGGTTTATATTAAAACATACAAATGATGCCGAATCGAATTCTGAAATATATGGGTCTATTAAATTTTTTAGTAAAGATACACACACTATATATTTACCGAAATTAGAAATATATACAAACAACCCAGAATATACTAACTCATATTCAAGTAGTACAACGCCAATCAATGGTAATTTTATATTATATATTTCAAATTTGAGAGATTACAATGCAAGTGAAAAAACTAGATTGAGGATTCATGCAAGAGATAGGTATCCAGTAAAAACATATGCAACATCGAGTGTATATTTACAAGATAAATTATTACCGGAAACTACTTATTTCAAAATAATAGACCATGAAACTGAACAGGAGTTTATACCATATGACACTATCGGAACTAAAATCAACACAGATGAACAGGGACATTTTATTGATTTAGATTTTAGTAATTTTCTTCCAGAGAGGTATTATCGTTTACAATTTAAGGTATCAACTGAATTTGAAGATATTATTATCGATAACGGATTTTTCTTTAGAATTAACAGATAATTTAATTATGTATCAAATAAATATAAATGGCGGAACAGTTGATTATGTCAATCCAATTGAGGTTAGTGGTATTAAATTAGCACAATTAACAATTCCATCTGAAAATGAAACTTATGTTAACAAGACAACAGAAGAAATAATAGCAGAGACGCCATTAGTCAATCGATTATCGACTAGAAATTATAAATCAGCATATATTGTTCCGGTTAGTAAAGCTTCAGTATTGTTGAATATGATACCTGAAAAAATTATTATTACAGATACAAGTATTAGAGAATTTATTGATTTTTCTTTTTCATATTTTACAGATGACAATCCATTAGATGGTCAACCTGCACCATTTTCGTTAGTGGATGGTATCATATTTAGATGTGCCGGAGAAGGGATTAAACAATTAAAAGATTATACTTATTTTATAATGACAGATGGAGTTCCACAAAAAATTCCAAACTATCAAACTTTAGAAGTTATGTTAAATGAAAGAGGTATGACTTACCAAAGTATAAGAGTATTGGAACAATCACAATGTCAGGATTTAATGACAGATACTCCAGTTGAAATTCCGGATAATTCATCTTCCTGGTCTCCTAGTGTTTCTAGTTTATTAGATTTTTCAAATTATCTAGATTTAAAGGGGGCAGCAGCATCAGCAGGAGCAATAGCAGGAGCGGCAGCCGCAGAAGCTGATAAAAATATTGCAGCAGTAAAGGCAGAAGCCGATGCTAATAAAGCAGCTAGTGAAGCCGCACAAGCTCAAGCTCAAGCAGCGGAAGCCGCGGCAGCAGCAGCACAAGCTCAATCACAAAGTGATAAAATGGCAGCGGAGGCGGCGATAGCCCAAGCAAACGCAGCACAAGCAGAAGCCGAAGCAGCAAAAGCAGAAGCGGATGCTAAGAAGGCAGAATTAGATAAAAAAACCTAAAGAGTTAATATGAATCGATTTATAAATAAACAATCAATTCTTAGTTTAAATATACCACAATATGGGCAAATATATACTGATGTAGATTATTCTAATTTACACCATGATAAATTAATTCCTACTATTAATTCACTAACATCTATCCAAGATAATTTAGTTAGTGAATTACATGTATTTACAGTTGACGGTGACTATTTAGGTTCCGCTATCAATTCTAAGTTATACATTGATACGTCTACGAAGAATATATTCTTTGATATTAGAGAAGTGTTTGCTATGGCGAATATTACTCGAGGGTCGTATAAATTAGTATTCAATTTACTGTATCCAGTTTTAGGGCGTCCTGATAGGGCAGACGTTGCTAATATTAATTGGCCATTAGTTTTAAAAGAAATATCTCCAGATAGAACAGAATTAAAATTAGTAGTTACCAATACTAATATTGATAAACTGAGTAATTTCAAAGAATATGTAAAACAGTTGAGTTCGGTTGACTTACTTAACAATTTATGTATTAATTTTGGCGAAAATAATATTAACAAAATTATTAATATTAAATTCGATTCAGTTGAGTCCAATGTTATATATGTTAAGTTATACAACCAACTTTCAAATGACATTGAATTATCTCGAAAATCATGGTTTTCCGTTGATTTAATGGATTCTTATGTAGATACTATACTATTAACATCGGAAATAGTTTCAGCACCTACAAACACCTTAAAAGGGCCTAATTTTAGAATTGATGCCGATGGGTATGCTTCAAAATCTACAACATATCAATCTTGGAATGATTTATTAGATTCGGATTTACCGACAACAAATAAAATATTGGATTCATTGTTGTCAGGCAGTATGGCTCATATTAATATTGATTACAGTGATTATTCTAATTTCGTATTCTATAGCCGGGCATCCAGCCGCATAGAAAATTTTAAAACAAAATTAGAGCAAATTGAAAAATACCGATATGAAAACAAATTATTAACTGAGACGACAGCTTCAACCACAAATATACTGACAACAAATATTCAATTGAATGTTAATCGTGTTGATAAGATAGTATCTTCACTATCGCCATTTGAATCTTGGTTATATAATCATAGTACGTCATCTATATTTACTCATGGAATATCAGGGTCACTAACTCCATATCCAAAATATATTAATGACAACAAAGTTGTATTATACAGTACAACATCTTCATTGGCACAAAATTGGTACGAAACTAATTATTATTCAGCATCTTTATTCGACGAACGTAATTATAATTCGTTGTGGTGGTCTATACCAGAACATTTGTTAATGACGGAAGATAATTCAGATTATGTTGCGTTTGTTAATATGGTTGGAGAACATTTCGATACCTTATATTCATATACCAAGGCATTAACTCAAATACACGAAAGAGATGAACACCCAGAAGTAGGGGCGTCTAACGATTTATTAGAATATATCGCAAAAAGTTTTGGTTGGGAATTACAAGATGCCAGACAATTATCAAGTTTATGGTTATATAAACTCGGTACAACGCATTCGGGGTCAATGTTTACTTCAAGTAACATGCCTGTATTAGCACATGAAGCACAAACCCACCAAATTTGGAAGCGTACTGTAAATAATTTACCATATTTATTAAAAACGAAGGGGACTGATAGAAGTGTTAAGGCATTAATGTCGATATATGGAATACCCCAAACTTTATTATCGATTAAAGAATATGGTGGGCCTGGATTAAATATAGACAGACCATTGATGGCTGAAAATAGATATGCTTATACTTTCAAATTAACGAGAGGGCATAATTCTATGATACAAATTCCATTGGATACACATCCAATTTCAGAATTTGGAGTGGGAACTGGAGCTTATTGTGGCGGCGTACAAAATATAATTGGAACTTCTGGTCCTATTACTACCGAATTTAGATTTAGTACAGAATTTACTTCATCTGATATGTTGGGATTATATTACACATATGAGAATTCAGGGACAGAATACGCAGCGTATGCCATTTCATTGCATCATTCTAGTGTAAGTTCATCTATACAACAATCAAATGATATAATATCTGGAAGTAATTATTATGGTAGAATCGTTCTGGAGACATTCCAAGATGGTTATATTTCATATGATTATAACTATTCGGATTATCTACCATTATTTGATGGTGATTTATGGACTGTTAGAATTACTAGAAATTCATTAAGTGGTTCGAATACTCCAATTAAATTGGATATTGCTAGAGTTTCAGATTGTTTATATGGTAGAATTTCTCATTCAGCATCTTTTGAAGTAGCATATCCAGGACTTACTACTACGCCGAATTCGGGGAGTTCATATAGTATGTTCGGAATTGAATCTGATTATGTTGAAGGCACCAGCATCGGTGTTACTGGAAGTGCAACTGATAACATAGTAGGCTGGGATGGGTGGTTTGAACATAATATTCAGGAATTCAAACAATATTGGACTGAATATTCATTGGAAACTTTTTATGAACATGTGCTCAATCCAAGTGCATATCACACAGATTCGATATCTGGGTCATATTATTCATTATTGAGATATCACCCATTAGGCGGTGATACACAACGATATGACCATACAATAGTTACTCACATAAGTTCATCACACCCGAATCGTAATATCCATACTTCTTTAGCACAGGTATCATATGGCGGACCACCACCTTCAGGGCAAACTGAATGGTATGATTCAATTAATGAAACGTATTATATTTCAGTTCCTAGTTTAGCTGGTCATACTGTTATGTCTGATAAAATTAGGTTGGAAAGTAGTCAATTGAAATATGATTTGTCGCCTACACATCGGTCGGAAGAATCGTATTATGATAGGAGTGGTTTTGATTCGAACCGTTTAGCTATCGTATTCTCATTGGCAGACCAAGTTAATAGAGATATTGCAAATCACATGGGGTTGGGGGAAATTGATAGTTGGGTTGGTAGCCCAGCAGATGAATTTGAGGGTGAATATTCTACATTTAAAAATAAATCAAATGAATATTGGCAGAAATACCAACAGATAAATAATTTAAATTCATTTATCCGTTTACTGAGTTTATATGATTATACATTCTTTGAGCAGACTAAACAATTAACGCCAGGAAGAGCGGATTTAATTACAGGTATATTGGTAGAGCCAACTGTATTGGAACGGTCAAAGGTTCAAGTAACTAGACGCCCAACTATTGAGAATTTATACCATGAAGATTATATTAATTTAAATATGTCCAGTGGTTCAGGAGAATATGTAGATTTAAATGACTCTATCCCCATTACTGGGTCAACTGAAATTAATTATAATTATCAAACAGGGAGCATACCGCCGCCATTTAATACCGAAATTAATAATTCGTATCAATCTGGAAGTTTATTATTAAATGAGAATGTTGAATATACATATAATTACCAGACAGGTAGTGTGAATTATCCGTGGGAAGTATCAACATCGGCAGTAATTAATACAATTGATTATTATGATACTATACAAGTAATTGACCCTTATTCCGGGTCTGTCGGATGTACACATAGTATTATTGATATTATGCGACCGGATTGTAGATATAAGAAAAAAACATATCTATATGAATCGTATAATATCAATGATTCATTATTCATGAATTCAAATTTAAATGGGTCCAGTAGTTGGTATGGGGGTTTAAATGAATTACATAATACATCATCTTATATAAAGCAGTATGCTAATAATAATACCGAAAAGTTACGTCACGGCTTATATGTGGAAGTTTTTATAGCGTCAGACGACCTTGCTGTATTGAAACAAATACCAACACCTGGGAATTATATTATTAGATTTGTGATGGAACCTACTAAATTTAATACCTATACAGGGTCTTTATCCGCGACATTGTCGGTATTTAGTAGCGAAACGGTAGCCATACCAGCCAATCAATTATTATTAAATAATAAGTTTACAATTAAAGATTATAATTATTCGGGGAGCAAATGGGTTGGTGAATATGAATTCTATTTTACATACCCTGATAATGGAGATAGTGGACTTTATGTTGAACTTGATGTGGATTCTGCAATTGATGTGTATTCTATTGAATTATATCCATATAGAACAAAATATCAAGAACAATGGTATCGTAAAGCATATGAACAAAGTAATTTAGCAATGGGGTCAAAAACTGAAACTCATTATTATCAAATAGATGAATGTTCATCATACAATAGAGCAAGATTTGTGGGGTCTAAATTAGTAGGGGCTGGTATAAATATAGATTCACCTAATACCATTGATGGTGGTCCAGTTGTAGAAATTAGAGAAGTTAACCCCAATATACTATTAAATAATAATAGAGACAGTAATGGAAATTTAAGAATAGAATAATTATTTTTTGAATATTCTATATTTATATATACAAATACAAGTTTGAAATAAGAATGGCAAGAAACGTATTAGATTCACTTAATTGCAAGATTTGTGGGCATGAATGTAAACGTCCAGAAGGGTTGAGCATACATTTGAAATTGAAACATGATATGTCAAATTTGGAATACACTACAAAAATATTGTTAAATGGAATAATACCATTATGTGAGTGCGGATGTGGAAAAGAAGTTAAGGTTCATCCATATAAAGTCAACGAATGTTATAGAGGACATTCTGGGGGTGGAAATTGGCAAACAA